TTAGTAGGTGCAGGCAGAGATCAACATGCTTGGGTTGATAATGCTGGTAATAAATATGTAGCAATTGGCACAAACAAAATGCTTTACATTTATTTTGAAGGCGCTGTGTATGACATCACTCCAATCGATACTACAAAAATTCAAACAGGAGTTTCTATTGGAACTTCCAATGGTTCCGATATTATAACTTTTACTTATGGTGCTCCACACAATGCAACTGTAGGAGACATTCTTTTAGTAAGAGACGGTAGTTTTACCAACACACCCACAGGTACTTCTTTTACTGCTGCAGATTTTGATGGTAAATTATTTGAAGTTTTAAGCACTCCCAGTGCAAATATATTAACTACTAAAATGACTGCCTTAGTTGACAACAATGAAACTGGAACAGGGGGAGCTATTGGATTAATAACCATAGATCCTTATTATGCAATAGGACCTGTCACACAAGGGTATGGTTTTGGATGGGGAACAAATACATTTGGGGGACAAGTTATTCCTCCAACATTTACAACTTTAAACGGAGCTCTAGCTGATAATACTAGTGGCAATAATGGAAGTGCTACAGAAATTACTTTAACTTCAACAACTAGTTTTACAATTCCTAGTGGAGGATCAACTGAAGTTATCCAAGTTAATAATGAATTAATTGGTTACACAGGTATTACAGGAAATAAAGTTACTGGTATAACTAGAGGGTTTAGTGGTAGTGCTAGAACTTCTCATTTAAATAATGCTACTGTCTATGATGCAAGTAACTATGTAGGTTGGGGTAGTGCAAGTTCTTCAGCGCAAGTTGTAATTGAACCAGGACAATGGAGACTAGTTAATTATGGACAAATTTTATTAGCGTTAGTTCACAATAAAAAAGTATGGCAATGGGATCCAACGCAAGCAAATGCATTAATTACAAGAGCCGTTATACTACCTAATGCACCAACAGCATCAAGAGACATGTGTGTGTCAACTCCTGATAGACATTTAGTTTTTATTGGAACAGAAACAACGTTAGGAGATTCTACTACACAAGATGATATGTTTGTAAGATTCTCTGACCAAGAAGATATTGATAGTGTTGGCTCTTATACAGCTAGTGCAACTAATACAGCAGGGTCACAAAGACTACCCGATGGATCTAAATTACTTGCAGTAATAGCAGGTAAGACAGCTCTATATGTTTGGTCGGATACAGCAATGTATACTATGAAATTTGTAGGCCAACCTTTTACTTTTGGCTTTGAACAAGTTGGAACTAACTGTGGAATATCTAGTCAACATGCACCAGTAGAAATTGACGGTGTTGCTTATTGGATGGGACCTAAATGGTTTCTTTAAATATACAGGGGGTAGAGTTTATAGTATGCCTTGTCTTGTTGAAGATTATGTTTTTGAAGATATTAATGTAAATGCTAACCAACAAATACACGGAGCAGTAAACAATTTATTTGGTGAAGTAACTTGGTTTTATTGTGGTCAAGGATCAGACGAAGTTAATCGATCAGTTAGTTACAATTATATAGAATCAAGCGACTCGGATCCAATATGGACAACTAGTTCACTTGCTAGAACGACTTGGACACCAGAAGGAGTTTATGGAAAACCTTATGCTACACAGTATGTAACTAATATTGCACCAACAGAACCAAGTGTAAATGGTGTAACTAATGGTGCTAGTTATTTTTGGCAACACGAAGTAGGGACTGATGAAGTTTTTGCTAGTGGAACTGTAAATGCAATACTAGCTAACATAGAATCTGGAGATTATGATATTAGTGATCAACAAGGTCTTGCAGGAGATGGTGAATTTATGATGAGAATAAGTAGATTTTTACCTGACTTTGGTGCACAAACAGGAAATGCACAAGTTGCATTAAACACAAAAGCTTTTCCTAATAGTAATACTGTAACCAATACTTTTACGGCAACAACAAGTACCACACAATTAAACACTAGGATAAGAGCTCGTCAAATAGCTTTTAAAGTATCTAATACAGGTACTGGAGAAAACTGGAGACTAGGAACTTTTAGACTAGATATACATGCAGGAGGAAGAAGATAATGGCAAAAATATCAGAAGTAGTACCTACAATTGAAGGACCAGAGTTTGATAGACAAAACGTACAAAATTTAGCTAACAACGTAATATCAATTGTACAAAAAATGAATACTACATACCAACAACAAATAAAGGATGAGCAAGAAGCCTTTACATTTTTTACAAGTTAAGTTAAAACAATAAAAAGACTATAATGGCTAATGCATATAAACTACATCATACTACTTTGGTTGCTGCTACTACAGCTGACTGTTATACAGTACCAGCTGCAACTGTAGGAATTCTTAAATCTATTTCTGTATACAATGCAAATGTGGGGACAGCGGCTTTAACTCTATCTGTTTTTGATAGTAGTTCTAGTACAGCATTTATTTATGATAAACATTCTTTAGCGACTACTGTTAAATATGAATTTTTAAAAGGAGAGGATTCAACTGTGTTGATATTAGAAGAAGGAGACAAGATTCAAATGCTTTCTGATGTTGCAAGCCCAATAGTTACAATAAGCGTATTACAACAGGATAGGACTTAATGACAAAAACAACAATAATTAATGGACAAGAAGTACCTTTGGTAGAAGCAGAAGTAATAACAATTTACAGACACAAAGAGACAGGTGCAATATATAAAGATGAAGAAGCGTATAAAGCAGCTAACATACTCCCAGAAGACCTAGAACAAGACGTTAAAGTTATAATGCCTAAGCTTGATTTATTTGGTAAAAAAGGATAATAGTATAGTTTCAGGAGAAATGCCTGCTTTTTTAATATATAATAGTTTCAAAGGATTTTAATTTATGAGTGTATGGGATTACATTGACAAAGCTAAAGAAGCTTATGACAAGTATAAAGATCTTGCTAAGGCTGGTGCCAGTGCTGTTAAAGGTTACCTAGATTATAAAAATCAAAAAAAAGCAAACGAAGCAGCTGAACGAGCTTACAACGATTATACCGCAGAAAAAGATAGTGCAGGTTTAGAAGCTCAAGCTGCAGTTGATATAAATTTAACTCCTATGACGATTACAGGACTTCCTAAAACTAAAGCAGACGTGACAGATTTCACGGCTCTAGCGGCTAATGGTGGTATCATAGGTTTAAAAAATGGTGGTGATCCTAATGCAGGTATTACAGCTCTTAGAAAAACAGCACCGGGTGTTGTAGATAGAATGGGTTTTGAAGATGGCACTGGAGAAAAGGGTGTTCAATCTTCTTTTAATCCTTTAAATAGAATTTTAGAAAAAATAAAAGACATGAAATATAAATCAGAACTAGGAAGAACTGATGATGGTGATCTTGCAGAAAGAACAAGTGAGTATGTAGATAACAATCCTTTTAGAAAAAACATTACAGCTATAAGAGAACCTGGAGAATCTGAAAATAGAGCTATGCTTAACGCAATGATTAACGATGGTTTAGATACTGAAGAAACAATGGATGAAGCATCTAAAGATAAAATAATTTTAGGTTTAGTACAGGAAATGTTTCGTAATGGTGACATGGAAAAAGATGAGTATGAAATGTACATGGAATCTTACATTAATGAAATGCAAAAAGGTGGTATTGCTGGTTTAAGAAATGGTGGTCGACCTGGTTACATGTTTGGTGAAGGCCCTGTAATGGATAATACCGATGGCACTGTAAGTATTGAGGATGCTGTATCAGAAACAGAAGAACCTATGAAGATGGCTTATGTAGCTGGAGATCCATTAATGGATGTAAGTAAAATGAATAGAATAGAATTAATGGGAAATTTAAACGCTATGGAATTTCCTGAGTTAGACGCTGCAGAGTATGATGATGAACGTATTAGAGAAATGTTAATAGAATTTGCACCCGATATGTTTACAGACACACGATACGCTAAAGGTGGCAGAGTCAAGAGAGCCGGAGGAGGTGTCATGGATCTTGGTGGTATGGAAAAAGATTATAGGTTTGACGGTGGGTTTGTACCCATTGGAGAGTATGAAAAAAAAGATGATGTACCTGCAAGACTTTCTAAAAACGAATTTGTATTTACAGCCGATGCAGTAAGAGCTGCAGGTGGAGGAAGTATTAACAAAGGTG